TTGCTAGTGATAAGTGTAGCGGCTGTGTATTTTGCCTCTAGCTCGGCAAGATGCGCTAGCCCTGCGGCAGGATCGTTAGCCGAGCCCTGATTTGCACCTTTTGCAAGGCTCCTTAAATATGGGATCATCGTAAACTTGAATAATTTATCTATGTCAAATATGGCACCTGCGCCTCCAAACGGCAGATTACCTACGCTTTTTATTTGAGCGATAAGGATGGCTAGGCCTTGGATGGACTCGGATATAGCTGTTGCAAATTCCTCCATGCCTGTAGCTAGATCGCTTACGCTGCTATCCTCGCTTAGAATTTTAAGAGCATTAATTAAACCCTCGCCAATAATCTCCTGAGCGTTAGCAGATGAAACGGCCAATTTATCCATCGAGCCCTGAAAAGTATTAGCCGAGGCTGTAGCAGATCCGGCAAAGGTTTTAGATAACTCGGCTGTAATCTGCTCAAATGATTTAGTTTTGAGATCGGCTTTAGATATGCCTACACCTAATTTAGAAAGCGCCGCATTATTTCCCAAAAATGCCTTACTCAACGCGGATGAGGTACTCGCCAAATCTTTGCCAGTTGATGCGGATATATCTAGGGCAAGCTGTAATAACTTTTGGGCTTGAGCTGTATCCCGAGTAGCTACCGCTAGAGTCTGATAGGCCGGCCTTAAATTGTCATCGAGGACCCCAAATTCTTTCTGTAATTTTTGTATATAGCCCTCAGAGGCGGCGGCATCTCGCCCAAGGCCGACATTTTTTAGAGCTAGGGCTAGTTGCTTTTGAGCCTTTTCATCCGCTGCCGCGGCTTTTACCGCTGCCTTTCCATATGCCAAAACTTGTTGAGCACCAAAAGCCACGCCAAGAGTTTTAGCTAGGCTTTTTACACCCTTGGTTAATTTATCTGTAGAGGTTTCGGCTTTCTTAAAAGCACCTTTACCGGTGAATTCGGCCGCAATATCAATAACTATATTAGACACGTTTATCCCTTTGCCGTTGCATTGAGTTTATTAGCGGCTGTCTCGATCGCTTTTAATACAGCTGCCTGAGTTTTGCCGCCGTCCTCTTGCCACGCTCTAAAGATTGCGCGGCCTTTCATCTTGCCGCTGGCTCGTCCGGCTTGGCCCTCTTGTCTAACGTAAGCGTTTACGATCTCGCCGTTTTTATTTAACGCATCTATAAATTGTGCGCCTGCATTTGGGTTATTAGACTTGGACTCGTTTTTATTACCGGAGCGGATATTCTTACCAAAGTTTTTATGACCCGGTACAGCTACTCGACTCATCTTTGCCTGTGGTCGGCCTTGAGGGTTTTTACGCCCAGCTGTTTCATAAATAGCACCGGCAGCGCTTTTATTAAATATCCGAGCAAGGGATCTAAAGCCATTGTTATTAGGCTTTGAGGGTGTGGCTTTGTAGCCAATACCCCTACGCGCCTCAGAGGCGCTATAGGCAGGAAAGTAGCCATTACCTGAGCCCCAGCCGCTTAACGGTGCAGATGCAGGTATAAAGCCTCGAGCCTTAATAGTGATGGGACGTAAGATCGCTGCTAACTCTTTTTGAGTTTCCTTAGCTAGATCGGGAGAAAATTGCCTTAAGGCTTTTCTAAGAGCGACCGCGCCTTTTACCTCTACTGGCATTTTCGACCTCCTTAGCCTCATCCTTAAGCCCTTGCACTAATGCATCGAGCATATTCTTATCAAGATCCAAAAGCGCCTGCGGCGCGATCCCTAGCCTTATGCTCAATCTCGCAATTAAGTAAGTAAAAGGGAGATCGCGCTTTAGGCTAAAGGGTCGCTGTCCTCCACGGTTACGCTTTTCAGCGTATCGATAAAGGCCTCACCGTAAGGTTTTGGCGCTTCCCCTGCACGTTTTGTAATTTCCCAAGCTAAGTAGTAGACCATCGATTGCATCTCTTGCTCTCGAAAAGCTCTATGAAAACCGATCTTGTAAAATTGCTCAAAGGCATACTCAACGCTAGGCGTGATTTCTCCTACAAGCTCGGTCCCATCATTACGTACGATCTTTAATTTAGCCATTTTTGCCCCTTAGTTAGTTAGTTGGATTTACCACGTACCGGTAGATGCAATAGCGGTTTTGGAGTTACACGTAAATGTAAGATCCATCATGCCCTCATCTGCTACAGCGCCGTTAAGTGGAGTTAGATTGTCGATCAAGATTGTACCGCTGTATAAAACGTTAGTAGCAGATACGGCAGATTGGTAATCTTGGATAGCCTTAAACGGGATAGTAGTACCGTATGCATTTTGTAGCGTTGCCAAGATAGAGCCTGCCGCTGTGTCGTTGAGCAGCGTTACTGTAATCGTGTCAGCTGAGAGCCCAGTTACAAATTGATGAGAGGTTGAGCCCATGGCCGTTACCTCGATCTGATCGCTTTGCTGTGTAAGCGTAAAAGCTGTTACGTGATCTGTGAAATCTACAGGTGTTGAGCCGACCTTAAAGCCGACCTTATTATTTAGAAAAATTGCCACGATTTAGTCCTCGTCTTTCTTGGCTGTTGGTTTTGGTTTTGGTGTTTCGATCTGACCTATCTTTATAAGAAAAGCCAGCTCCTCAGGTGTTAGGTCCATCGTTTTAGCTCCAGCTCGTTAGGGTTGATATGGAAAAATCAGCGGTTAAAAGGGATCCACTTTGTACCTCTAGTACGGATGGAGCACTCATAGCGCCAACATTCATTTTGATACTTGAGGCGGCGAGCTTGTTAAATACAGCTACAGCCATCGTCTCGATACCGTTGAGGTTTCCCTCATTGTCAAACATCGGTACAGTCATAATAATCTTTAGGTTAGCCATAGGCGAGATAGCCGCATAAGTGTTATTACTTGGAGTTATGTAGTTATCTGCCGGTGCCACGATCACACTATTAGCGATTATTGTAGCCGGTGGAAAACTAAAAGTATTCCAAACGTTAGGGTTATCAAGAGCGGCAGCTAGTGAGGCTCTTAGCGTAGTAATAGGAGCTGGCATTATCCGACCATCGTATTAGGGTTGGTGTATCCGGCTATGAGCCCACGGATTTTGCCGATCATGCTATTGCCCATTCTGTAGGGGCTTGGGCTAAAACCGTCTATAGATACGCCGCCTGTCTGTGAGACTTGGCGAGCCTGAAAAATATCTACCGCCAAAATCATGGCGGCCTCTCTTACAGCTGGGGTAGTCGCATAAGCGTTTGTTTTTGTATCGGCTCCTACAGCTGATCCATAAGGGAGTACGCGAGTAAAATTAGCGTTAGCCGCTGTTTTAGCAAATTGGATAAAGCTGTATCCCTTAGGCCAGTTAAAGGCGTAAGTATTAAAGGCTATAGATGGAAAACTAGTAGTCGTGCCGGCTGTCCATGGGATCGTGCCGGTAATTGTGTAAGTGCCGTTAAAGGTTGAGCCGCATCCACTCAAGGTTACAGAGTCCCCAGTGCTAAAAATTGCAGGGTTAGCGACCATTACGGTAGCTACGTTATTTTGTAACGCCGTGCCCACTACCGGAGCAGAGTCAAACCATAAATACTGGTTAAGCAAATCTTGGGCAGCCTGACAACACGTCTCCACGATATCTGAGCTATACAAATTTTCAATACCTAAATTGGCTCTTAGCTCGGCCTCGGTTACGTATGTGGCTGGCACTTTTTTACTCCTTTACTTACTAGGGCCGGTAGCCCTCAAAGGGCTAAGAGGGCTACCGACTATTAGTTTTGTTGCTTATGCCTTCAGATATCTAACGATACCGTTAGGCATTTTGGCGATTGTTGCCATGAAGCCATAAATTGCAACCTGTACTTGCAAATTGCTTACTACGTTTACGCTCATGTAAGCCTGTGGGCTGCGATAAACGGTAAACGCTTCAGGTGCCAAAATTAACGCGGATGAGTCATCTACTGTCGTTTCAGTAAAGTTTTTATCTACGTATAGATCAAGGCCTAGCACGTTACCGCGGATGCTTTGAGGGCCTACCTGTCCAGCCGCGTTCATCGGCTGAATTGCATTATATATAGGCCTCTTTGTGGTATCGGTTGCGCCCATCAATAATTGCCATTGTGCGGCATTACCTACGTAATTTTGTGCAAAATAACCTGTGTTTTTGTAAACGGCAGCAGCAGCTTGTGATGTAAATGCGATAACTCCATCACTATCAGCTGTAGTAGGTGTTGAGCCTGTGCTTGCTGTAAGTAAAGCATTTAATACAGCTGTGTCGATTGTAGTTAGATAAGAATTTTGTAACTGCTGTGTCAATTCAGAATAGAAATTCGGATCTGACCGCTCGAGGAGCTCAATACTAATTGTGCCCATACCGGAGTACTTTTGTACTGTGCCAGTTAAATATGCAGTTTGCATATCTGTATTTGATACAGCGCCGTTTTCTGCCTCTACTGTCACAGTAGGTGCTACGCCTGTACCGCCGCCGGCTGAGGTAACGAGTGCCGGGACTTGGATCGACATACCCTGTGAGGGTAATACCCCCTGAGAGCACGCATCAATGGCCGGGGTACCAAAACGAGTATTGGTTACAAATTCTTGTAGATACTGTGTTGGATTAAATGCAGGGTTTGTAGAAAAATCATCCGCTGCGGTTACGTAGAGCTTTGAGTCATCGTTGCCAAGTGCAGCTTTGATCTTGTGCTCTGTGTATGTAGCCATAGATGTAATAGGCGTACGGACTCGCTGAGAGTCTAGTACAGATGGACGGATGATCTTACGAGCGGCCTCGACTTTTTCAGCCTCGACCGGTGTATCTACCGGAGTTTCCTCCGGTGTATTTTCTGGGGCTGTAGTCACAGCTTCCTCGCTTTCGGTTTCTGTTTCGATCTCTACGATAGTCGTAGAAATAGTTGTAGTTTTCTCTTTTGTGCTAGTTGCAGCTTCAATAGCAGCTCTCGCCGCCATAATCTCCTCAACGCCTGCGCTGCTAAAGGCCGCGCTTTCAACAAGCGATACCTCTTTGAGGACGGCAGCCGTGATGAGCAGGTAATCTCCCATCGGCTTAGAGGCCGTTACATCGACCCCTACGGATAAGCCAGACACGAGATTTTCCTGAGCTAGTACGAGCGCATCCTGTCCTCGAGTGCTACTCGAAAGCTTAAACGATCCGTAAACGCCCTCTGTAGAGTCGCTTGAGCTAATCATGCGGCCCACCGGCTTATCCTGTTGATGCTGCGATAGTAATTTTATTTTAGTTGGATCTGCAATAGCGATAGATCCTCGCTCAAATACGACCGGGCCAGCTGAGGTATGTCCGATCTCGCCATATGGAGCGATAAGCCCCGATACGATCCGGCGCTCTGTATCTGCTGCCTGTATTTCTTGGCTAAACGTTAGTAGCACTTGCATCTCCTAGCGGTGTTAGTTGCTCCATTTGTCGGGCTTGATTTACATCGATTAAATCTAGGTTTAGCATCTTTTCTATAATATCTAAACGCTCTCTTGCATCTGCACGTAAAAACGAGTCATCGACCGCGAAACGTACCTGATTTTGTGAATTGGTGATGTCATTCATGGAGAGACGATCCTCTATTGCACAAATATAAGGTTGCAGAGAGTACGAGACGAATTCGCGCCGGCCGTCAATAATATTTTGATAGGTCATACTGTTATTCATATCAGCAGAAATATAATAGGCAGGTACATTCATAGCGCGAGCGATCTCTGTTGCTAAGTATTGAGATGCTTCGTTATACATCATATCTTTAGGACTAAACCCGATATTTTCTACGCTAAGAGTGCTAGTTAAATATGCTGTAGATCGTGATGCGCGTGATGCTTTCCATGCAGCTAGTAAGCCTTGTACTTGAGACTCAGGCAGATCAGCACCGTTATTTTTTAACACTGTAGTAGCCATAGGTGTAGCTGCACTTACCGCGCTTGCTCTTTGTATATCAAATGCAGCTTTAATAGTTGTCCCAGCTGTGTCTAATACTCCTGGGGTTAAGCCTTGGAAAGTTACAAGAGATCCAATACCGCCCATAGGTACTTTAATACCATCGACAAAATAATCCTCGATCTCTGTACCAAATTTATTTGTAGTAAAGGTAACTCGGTTATTTGCTACCCACTCAAAACCTGAGGGACGTCCATCATCTGCATACAAAGAATTAACGCGCCAATAAGCGCATCCGTAAAATATAAGTGAGTCCACCGTAGCTGCAATAGTTACGCTGCGAGGTTGTCGCTGATCGGGTTGCTCTAACCAAACCGGAGATCCTAATTTTTCTCCTGTTGATTTTTTATACAATGCTAAATCAATACCGGATATAACTCCTGCAATTAAATTACGGCAGCGGCTAACGCTAGCTACCTGCAAAGCAAAATTACGATCTATACCGCTTGTGTTATATCCATAAGTAGAGCCGGTATTAAATGAGCCATAACCGTATTGTGTAGACATAACGGCAGGTGCATATTGAGCCTCGATAGTCGGCTTTTCAGCTGACTTAAACCCTAGAGTTTGGAGTATTCCCATGAGAGAGATTTTCTCAAAATGTCAAGGATAAAATCAGGTAATAGGCGGCGTGTCTCTATACGTAAACTTTAGCCTCACCCATGGGCTGAGTAAGTATATGGACGATAAAGGATAAATTTATAGCTATATCTACCGGGCCAGCTGATTTTCTACGGATGATACGCCACGAGGCATCTGACTCTTTAGCTGCACAATTAGCCATATGGCTAACGAGCTGATCTTGTCCCGAGTGGACGATCCGCTTATTAGCCAGCGCCTCATAAAGATCCCCTGAGGCCTGATACCCCTTTTGCCCTGATATGTCGGTGATCTGTATGCCATTAGACTCAAGGCGTTTGGCTATGGAGGCGGTCGTATATTTGTCGTAAGCCACTTGGCGCGGATAGTAAATCTTGGCCCATTTGGCTATCGCATTAGCTACAAATAACTCATCAATAGATACGTCCGAGTGGAATATCTCTAGTACCGCTACGCCTATACGACCGTCCTCGAGCACTTGGCCCATACATAAGGAGCCGTCTCTACGGCTGGGGCTAACGTCAAAAGCAAATATGGTAAGAGGTCCGACCGACAATTTTAGATCCTTATCGGCTGCATCCTCGACCGCCATATGGGGCCACGGTGACGAGGTACTACTTATCCATTGACAAAGTAGCTCGGTTTTTGTGGTTTCGATCGGCTGAGTAGCTACGGCCTCCTCTAAAGCCTCCTCGGTTACGGTATAGCCAAGAGCCGGGTTAGCCATGGCCCACGCATTACGATCCGTTATCTTTGCAAATTGAGGCGCTGAATACTCATAAAACCCAAATGATTTAGGTGGAAAACTTAAAGCTCTTTCCCGGAGATCATTAAGCACCGTACTAAACGAGTCCCCGGCATTACTAGTAAGTAGGGTTTGGGCATTTGGTTTAGCTCTAGTCGTAGGGGTTGCAGCTCTAAAACCCTCCTCCGAGATTTCGCGTACCTCATCCACGTATAAATATGAGGCCGACCTGCCGCGGCTGCCGTCTCTAGTAGCTGCGACCACATCGAGCCTATTTCCATTTTTTAATTCTATGGACTCCGTGCCGTTAGCATGGCGTATCTGCTTTACCTGTTTACGCATCCAATCGTTATTCTCAATCGCTCCGACTACCTGCCTAAAGGTATCTAAGGCCATCGATCTATTAGAGCTCATCATTAGCACGTTAGGGCTATCAAATAAAAACATATGGCCGAGCATCATCATCCGTGCAAGGTGAGTTTTACCTTGCTGCCGGGCTACTAAAATCAGATTTGTTTTCCGGATAAACATATTATCTTTGTCCACCATACACATATCGTCTATGACAAATTTTTGCCAAGGTAAAAGCGGCATCTCTATAGAGTCTGCTAGCTGGGAGATCTCGATACCCCGAGATTTGCCCTTGAGTAGTGGCGAGTGGAGGCGAGGCTTAGTAGCCCCCGTAAGAGGTTTTTTCTTTCGAGGCATATCCCTATCAATCCTGACTAGTTTGGCCCTCACAGGGGCCTGTAGGGACTGTACCGGTGGTTTTTGGGGAGGCATAGGTTGA